CTGCCCGCTATTTTATCGCTTCTCTGCTGCCCTGCAAGCTGTCCAGAAGCTAGAAGCGTCGACCCTGACCCAAGCTCGCCGCCTGCCGCCGCCCGCCGCTGCAATCCTACCGTCTCGCGCCTGTCCGCCTCTTTTTGTGCTGCACTTACAGGTATTGCTAGAATAGCTCTGCGCTGCGCCCGAGTGCCAGCATTACCTCATAGCGCGGACTGCTCCCCCAACGCTTGCGGGTTTAAAAACCTTGAGAGCGAATCTTCTACGCCACCCTGCGCAAGCTTTGAGAAACCTATAGCCGACTCTGTACCAGCCCTCAATATATCCTCAGCTGCTGGGCCGGACTGCTTTATAATATCGTCGATTGTTTGCGCGTTCGCTCGCTGATCAGGAATAACACCAAAGTCGATACCGTTATATATACCGGCCTCCTGCTGCCCTGCTGCCATCGGTACGTCCGTGCCAGTTCCCGGGCCTTGCTGCGTGACCCCTTGTTGCCTCAGCATATTGATATTCTGTTGTGTTAGGCCGCTTTGATCTTGTGGCGGGGTGTGCGAACCCTGCGGTGCAGGAGGTGGAATAAACGCACCCTGAACCAAGCCAGTTGGAAGGCTTCCAATTATTGATGCTAAATTAGCCATTATATAGACCCTGTAAATTGACCAGCCAAGCCCGCTAACTGCTCTCTGTTCTGTGTTTTGAGTCGGCTGCCAGCAAAGTCAGATAAAAGCCTCGCCTCACCTGCGCCTTGGATTGCGTTAGCCGCAGGAGTCGCAGCGCCAACCAGTGAAGCCGAGCGCCCAGACGCTTGCTGTGTTGCAATATCGCCAAGCCTTGCCGCACCTCTAGAGCCGATTTGTGCAATGTCACCAGCAGCCAAAACACCTTGACGCCCAAGATCAAACAGACCAGCGCCAAACTGTCGGCCGGCAATCTCACCAGTAAAGTCTGCTTGTCTGGCTAGTTCTGCCTGCACTGGGTCGGAGATATCTTGGCCGCTCGGTAATCCCTTTGATCCAGCTAGTGACGTTCTGCCAATCATTGCAGACAGAGCAGCTTGACTGGAAGGCTGGCCGCTCAGTATATCGGCTGCCGCACTATCAAAAGCCCGCCCACCGATACGCGCAACCCTCATTAGCGGCTGCACTGCTTGCGCTGGTATCTGCCCAGCAGTAGCCGCCGCCTCGATAGCAGACTCACGAATAAGCCGCTCGCCCTCCAGTCCTTGCTTTTGCAAGAATTGTGCGGACTCAATGGCGGAGGCTTCTTGTCCCCTTGCCGCTTTCTTTGCCGCGCTTGCCTGCTTCTTTTGTTGGCTGCGCTGAGATACCGCACCTGCAACACCAACAACCGCGCTTACCACACCTACTACCGCACCTGACATATCAAAATACCTTTATGAATGCACGCTCTGCTTGAACATAGCCCATTTTATCATATATTTTTGCGGCAGCTTCTGGGTTGCTAGACTCTAAAAGCATCATAGACCACACATCAACGCCGCCGTCTTTCGCCTGAGTTTCCAGCATCTTTAGAAGCTTTATTCCCGCCGCGGACTGCCTGTGCTCTGGATCGACCCACCAGCACAGCTCCGCGCCAACCGTCACCGCGCTATTCATCACCATGGGAGCTTTCAACCCTGCCGCCATACCAACAACATCACCACTATTATCAGCAACACAGAACAAGCCATGCTCTAAACAGGTTAGGAAAGTGTTGTAGGTGGATATAGGGCAGAACTCCACGCCATGCAATCCATAGGCTATCTTATGAAACTCTGACGCCATCTCAACGCATCGGCCAATGTCGGCAATCTCGCCATCTCTAACAATCAAGGGGTCACACTAAAGAAGCAGATCAAGACGATTCTCCCATCTGTAATGTCGTGGCCATAGCCGCCGATAGGTAACGACCTGTGCATATCGGCAGCATCAATTAACACTAGGCGGTTTTCTTTCATCTCGGCAAGCTCTACCTGTTCCCACTTATCCGACGTGTTTTGCTCGGCTTCCCATAGCGCTAGTTCTTCCGCGTCTCTAGGGTTTCTATCCATGCCCGTCGCTATATGCCTGACTAACTCGGTACCGCCTCGGCAGTCCTTTTCTTTGTTTAGATACACGATAGCGGCGTGAGTGCCCATAATCGCGTCAGTGTGGACTTGATAAGGCGCAACACTGTCAACGGTTGATAACCTGAAAAACATATAGTTAGGCGTTATCTCTCGGTCGAACAGCTGAGACAATTTATAAACATACTCAGCCTGTAATCTATTCTCGACCTCGATAGCTACGCCGCTATAGAACACGCCGTCTGCTGGATTGGTAACGCCTTGATAGTCTAGGCCAGAAGCGTAAGCCCTGACCCCATCAACATCATCTAGAAAGTCATCAATTACGAGCGCTTTACCCATCCTGTGTTCCCCGTTCCCGTTTCTTTAATGTAGACCCCTTCACCAACTGGCGCGGAATCATCAATATATATAGCCTGCGGCCCCGCTGATAATACACCCTCGGGTGCTCCCGTTCCAATTGTCGGGTTTATGGCGTTTATCAACTCAACAGCCACGAATATAAAGCGCTGAAAATCCTCCGTTGCCTGCCCTGACTCATCAACTATAGGATATTTAAAGTCTGGTGAAACTATCGTGAAATCAGCCAACTATATCCACCTCAAGTTTAATAAATACGGGTTTAACAGGATCGGAGAATACGAACCTCAACACTCTAGAGCGTGGAAAGCTGTTAACCCTGCGCCAGATTACACGCTGATTATACTCTCCCGCCTTACCTAAGCGCCGAAAGCGGCCCTCACCGAATGATCGAGAGCCGTTGTCTGAATATTCCATCATCATTGTGGGGTCTTCACCCACGTTAATAGTCGTTCCTCCACTCAAGCTAACAGGTACGCCACCCGTAACACCCACGCCCGTTTCCATAATCGCCTCAATAGACGATAGAAATACCCTGTTACCAAGGTTATCAAACGGCTTTGTGGTCACTACACGGCGAATAATTCTGTCGTACTCTGTATAGAGGTCGCTTCTTATCGCACCTATACGCCCATCTAAATTATCACCAACAATGGCTCGCCCGTAAGCCGTTATGATAGCGGCTACACGGTAGGGTATATCGGCTTTATTGTCATAGGATAAGCGCTCGTGCCATAACCCAGTTATAGATTCATAAACAAAGCAGGTACTCGGCAGCTGGAAGCCTACAAAAAAGGCGCCGTCTTTGGCATACGACCAACTAAATACATCAATCAACTCTGCCGCAGTAAGATCATTCAACACATTGTCAATGGCTGTCGTGCTGATCTTATGAAAGCCGTTGCCTGTAAACGCATAAATAGATGGAGATTCATTAACGCCTGCACCGATAAACCCGAAAGTATCACCGAAGTCTATGATCGAATTGGGCGCTGAAATTCCCGTTGTATAAAGCGTCTTATTGTAGGTTTGGAATGGCGAAGGAGTACGGCCAATGTTGACAAACACCTGCACAGTTTCCGAACCCAATACAAATAACTTGCCGCCGAAGCTGTGAGCCGCCCTTATCTGGTCTGGGTCGCCCTCTGCTGTCGAGAAGTCGAGCGCATCATAAGCCGTACCGCCATTGCCTGCACCTCTGCCGTCATTCAGTGGGGAGTTTATGAACTTCTTACCCGTTGAGGTAGTGAACACAAAGAAGCCGTCAATATAAACAACAGAATCAGCAGGCCCATCAAAGCTTGGATCTGTGATTGTGTATAGAGCGCCGTCAGCCTCGTCCCAGATGTAAGAGTCAGCATCGGGCACCACAATGCAGACTTGATTGCCGTTGTCAGCCATCGACACACGGCCTTCGCCTGAGATGGCGCCAAGATTAGCAGTGCTGAAGCTCTCCACGCCCTCAGAGTCAATTGTACTTATCAGCTTATACAACGCCTCACCTATAACAAAGTAAGGCACAGAGGCGCTTACAATCGCGCCCCGCGTAGTGTCAACAGATGAAACCGTAGTTAACTGTTCGGCTCCTGCCGTGCCAAATAAATTGGCACCTGTTAGCGTGTCACCTTGCGGGATGTTGGGGTACCAGTTAATACACCGCTGCGCCGATATAGGCAGCGAGGCAGACTGATAAAACCCGTTAGCTATTGGAATCTGTGTCTTAGGCATCTGGCTGTGTCACTCCAGCAGGGTAAAACGGGTCTGTTGTGCGGCTGTTGCCTGTCCCAGTATTGCCCGACCCCATCGGTAGGGTGGTTTGGTAGTATGTCGAGCCTATCTCTACCGCAGCATTCAGCATCGCGTCATAGGATGCTGTAGCGTTACGGTCTAAGAGTGGCGATACTAAGCCGCCGAACTCTGGGCCTAGCCTAACAGCTAGATTCTGCTTAATCGCCTGATTGGCGTAAGTGGGAACTGTAACCTCGTCACCGATACTAGCAATGGGAGTAAAGCCAAGCACTACGCCTGCGCCCTCCCATTCGGCCATCATATCGTTCAGATACTCGAGACCCGATGCAAATTCATCAGCCTCTAAATCAGCCTC